GGTGTACTTTTTGTTTTTTTATTGGAAAAAGCGGCATACGTTGAACGGTCAATTTTAGTCATCGCCAAATCAGCCTGAGTGCCACTTGTATTATTAATATAAGTTCTAAATTCACATTGAGAAATATCCGATAAACCATAGACTGTTTCGGATGAATTAGTATCATCTACGGTTGTTACTTGGTCACTTCCTCCAGCCGTAGCGTCCGCTGCCGAACGATAAAGCTTATATACCGCTTGACCTTCAACCGGAGTAATGTTGGTGTCTCCTACTTCCCAATAGTGAATTCCTCGATTTCCCCATTCTTGAAAAAGAATGTTTAAAGATCGTCTTGCTGTTTTTAATTGATAGCCCGAGGTTGCTTGCAAACCAATTCGTTCGTAAGCATCTTCGATTACTTGATCAATATAGAACGACTTCTCAAAAGTCGTTGTTCCTGAAGTAGCCATTTAAATGCCCCTTAATCGAATGTAACTACTAAAAAATCACAATTCGATAGAACCGCATGCATAGCAGTTTTACATCTGATTCCATTTTGAGGAAGATAGAAAGTGATTATATCACCATTATTTATTCCCCATTTAGCTTCAAATACCAAAGTACTAGCTGTAGTCGCATCCGTAGCATCATAAATTTTTACACTAGCATCAGCTGTACTAGCTTGTGCTTGAATCGCTTTAAGTCGCGCAGGTCCAATATCAGTAGCAGAAGTACCCACATACTTTTGCAGAGTATCCGTTGAACTAATTGCAATGGTCTGTTTTACGTCTGTTGGATTCATTTTTTATCTCCTTAGTCGTGAGCTCCCGAAGGAGCTCACATTATTTTATTACGCCCAAACTCCTTGGATGTCCACAACAGCCCACCAAACGCCAGTTTTATCTCCGGCAATTTTAACATAGTCTCCTACTTTAGATGTAGCTAAAGTATTTGTTAAAGTAATTTGGTTAACAACTCCTTTGTAAATAATATATTCGCCTGAGGCACCAGTTATATTAATTTGATTGGTACCATCAGCGCCAGTATTTACAAACGTCCATAAAGAGCCATCGTTGTCTGCAACCGTCGGTAATGTGAAAGTTACTGATGACCCCGCTGTTGTTGAGTTTTTTGGAACGATGAAACTTTTACCACTATCACCGATTAAAACAGAGTAAGCCCCTGTTTTTTCCACGAGGTTAAATCCAGTTCCTTCTTTACCTTGTAGAACCGGTCCTCTAAACGTTGTTTTTGCCATGATTATAATCCTCCTAATTTATATGATGCAGTCTTTAGGCCGTCGACTATACTCGTCTACATCAAATTAATAATTGTATAGTAAGTGATTTGTACTACTTTTTTTCAAATAGCGCAAGGTATCCCTACAGAAATGTATGATTTTTAACAGCGCTTAAGTGGCTATCGAAACTTCGGGCCTGGAATCGTGTATTTTCGTTTGAAGAGTATCTGCTTCAAACTCTTTGGCAATGATCTCTTTAACAATTTCCTGAATTTTCTTATCAATATAGGACATATTAATATTATACTTGCCCTCCTTCAGGTGCTCTTGTTGCCATTCTAACTCCAAGGACTTCTTCGTGATGTACAGGTCTTGGGTCATTTATAACCTCCTCATAGGTTATCCATTTACGATCTTTACTCGTAAATCCATTTTTTTCAAATAATACCTTATTTTTTCCTAGTTTGTCAAGGATAGAGTTTTCAATACCTTGAGGACTGTCTTCACATGTAACATTAAAGTCGGCAGAATAGCCATTGTATCGAATTTTTATTTGAAAAGTCTTCATTTTAATTCCTTAATTATAACATAGAAATGGGGCGACATTGTGGCCGCCCCATATTTTTTTAGTTAAGATTTGTGTGTATTACGCACCTGGTGATGCATAGATACCTCTAGGATCAGATGCGCCAAAAACGTATCTTTCCCTAGCTTTATATCTAACATTGCCAGTATCGAAATCGCCTTCCATTGAGGTTTTCAATGGTGCTCTATCGAAATGTTTCATCCCGTTAGGAACATCAGTGATAATATACCAAGCATCAGTATCTGAAATATAATGATTAACTCTAAAACCTTGTGGGATCATTCCCATGTTTTTTAGAGCGTTGATATCGTTATCAGCTGTTCCAACTCTACCTGGAGACTTTAAGATCCTCTCAGCAGTAAATTGTAGCGCAGAAGGAATAATCATTTTCATTCCTCTAGCTGCAATTTTAAGACCACGTTCATCAGTGAATGCAGCAATATCAATTAATGCTTGCTCCAATGATGTTTCGTTAAGGTCTGCTGCTGTACCTAAGGTATTACTAAACGTACCTGCAACCGTTGGGTGAGACGCGTTTATTAAAGAAACACCGTCACCTGTTTTGAAGGTAGCGACAGCAGGTAGTCCATTGTTTAATGGGACCGCTGCTTTCACTTGTTTAGCATTTGCCATAGATCTTGCTAAAGCTTTTGTATAACGAGAAGAAAGTCTGTCATAGAGGTTATCCTCCATGGCTTCTTCTGTAATAGAGAAAGCTAAAGCTATAGTTTCCATAGTGTAACGAGCAGTGAAGGTTTCTTGCGCTTCGTCGTATGAAACGCCTTGACCTTCCGCTTTAACATCTGCGTTCGCGAATCCAGATAACATGACTTCCTCTTCGAAAGCCCTGTCAGAAGATTCAGTTGCATAAATTTCTTTATGTTCCTGATCGTAGCGTCTGTATTCCAGCCCAAATAGTGCATTTAGACCAGGTTCTAGTTCTTTAACTAGCTGTGATCGTGATATTGCCATGTTCTATATACTCCTATTATGATTGTAGTTCAATCAGGTTTGGAACAACTACTACAGAGGCATAAGCAGCAGTAATATCCTGATTTGAAGGATCTTCTGCTGATCTTAATAATCTCCATGAGGCTGCGTCCGCACTTGTATCGCCGATATCTAGAGTAGCTGAAGACTTACCAGTAGTTGTACTACCAGCAGTGGTATTCATGTCATACGTTTCTAAAAAACCAGCTTGAGCGACCGTGTCGTCAGTTGCTACTACATATTGTTGTTGTGGGTTATCGAATACAAAAGCGTCTATATCTTCTGAATTCGCAGGTGTTACTTGTACATAATGGTTCGACCATGTCGGCTTCAAAGTTGTAGCCGCATTATAGAAGATTCCATTTAGCACTCCCAGTACAGGTGTATCACTACCTTGTCCTTCGACAATGTATCCTGCTAGGGAAGCAACAGCCGCACCACTATATATTGTGGTAGCATAGTTTGCATCAATTTTGTACTTACCTTGTCCAGAAGTTGCTGGAGTTGATCCCAACGTTCCTGCCGCAATAAGTCCAAAACCTTGCGTGTTACTATTTGCCATAGTTTGTTACTCCTTGTTTACAGTTTTACCTGTAAACGGTTAATAAAAATCGTTGGTTCTAGAATTGTTAAAAAATTAACTTTTCTTTGTACCACCGAAGGTTACGCTAGTCTGTCGATCAATATTGATCGGCATACTTGGATGCTGTTCCTTCATTAGATCGGTTTCTACGGCTTCGTCACGCGCTTCAGTTTGTTTTTTGAAGTATTCGTCACGTTGCTTCGCGATCTCTTCGGGTATCCTAGCCAGCAATAGGCCACCAACCCCAATAATCCCAGCATATTTTCCGTCTTTTACAACGGGATAATCTTGGCCTTCATATTCATCGGCCCTAACCAATACCCATCCGGATCTTAATTGACCCATAATGTTCTTGGTATCATCGACACCGACAATCTCAGCCCTGATCCATCTGTGCCTGAATCCTGCAGGCGGCTTGGGAGCATCTAGAGATGTTGGAGGAGTCCACTTTTTAGGTCTTTCAGTTTTAGACCTAGTTTGACTCGCACGAGAAGTTATTTTTGTTTCTTTTGTCATATGCTTATGCCTCCTTCGTGAGTTTTAATTGTCTCGCATATTCTTCGAGTGGCACACCTAATTTTTTAGCAATTGCTACCTGTGAAGGTGTGAGTCTTACAGTTTGGCGTCCTGGTTTCACGCTTCTTGTCGCAGAAGCAACCGTCTGAACGGCTTCGGACGTTTTTCTAGTTTCACTCTTATCAAATTTATGGGGAAAGTCAACTCTTATTCTTTTGTCTATTTCCGCATAGTAATCATCCGTCTTCGGATCAAATCCTTCTTTGTTGACAAGATCCTTATGGATTTCAAAAGCCGTAAACGTCATTGCTCGGTCGTGCCCGAACCATCTGTTTTGGCCAGCCCATGTTTCAGCCTTGGGATCAGGATCAGGAAGCCGTTGGGGTGTCTGCTCTGGCAAATACCCTCCGTGCGAAAGTCTAGGTTCCGTTACGGTTTCTTCTTCTTTTCCCGCCTTAGCGGCTAAAAGTTTGGCATGATCAAAAGAAAGCGTTGCTATTCTTTTGTTTGCTTCGACTTGAGCTTTGGCGTCTCCAGCTTCAATGGCTGCTCCCAGTTCTTTTTGGGCAGCTTCCAATCCACTATTAACACTACTCTCAAGTTTAGCGACATAATCCTTATCCACTTTTTGGAATCGGGATTCCATCGCCTGTCGGTTAGATTCTACCGCTTGGGCATAATCCAACGCTGCCTTTTCTCTCCGTTCTGATTCACGCATTCTGCGCGTCAGTTTAGAGATTCGGCCTTGTACTCCTTTACTGTATTCTTCTAGCTTTTGGTCTTCTTGTGGTGGGCTAGTTTGAACATCCGGCTGCTGATCAGATTCCGCAGGTGCGTCATCGGGCTTAGCAACGTCTTCAATAGTCTTCGTTTCTTGGTCATCTTTTACCTCCACTTCTGTTTCAGTTGTTTCAGTGACCTTATCCTCTGGTAAT